CACCGCCGAAGAGGTTGCTGTCATCGTTCCCATTCCCGAAAACGTTCTTGCCGATTCTCAGTACGACATCTGGGGCCAGGTTAAGGACAAGGCTTCGGAAGCAATCGGTCTTGCGATCGACAACGCCGCGATCTGGGATGTTGGCCATCCTACTTCATGGCCGGAAGGCATCAAGGCTGGCGCGACCACGGCGGGCAACAGCCTCGTTATGGGCGTTCTCGGCGACCTTGTGGACGACATCGGCGGCGTGGGCGGCTTGATGAGTTTGGTTGAAGCAGATGGGTACGACGTGAACGGATTCTACGGCGTTCTCTCCATGAAGGCCGCACTTCGTGGCCTTCGCGACACGAACAAGACGCTCATCTTCCAGCCTTCCATGCTCGCGGGAACGCCCAGCACGCTCTATGGTCAACCCATCGAGTATGCTCGCAACGGCGTCACCCCCGGCACCACTCTCCTTATCGGCGGTGACTGGAAGCAGGCAGTGTACTCCGTCCGTCAGGACATCACTTACAAGCTTCTGACTGAGGGCGTTATTCAGGATGCGGCAGGGGACATTGTCTACAACCTTGGTCAGCAAGACATGGTTGCTCTCCGAATCACGATGCGCCTTGGCTGGCAGCTCCCGAACCCCATCAACAGAGTTAATTCAGAAGGGACCGATCCTTCGACCACTCGTTATCCGTTTGCAGTTCTGACTTCAGCATAGTCATTGAGAAGCGAGGGCCGGGACACGTTGCACACCTCTAAGGCGCAACCTCTGCCGGTTCACACCGCTCTGCGTCCGGGGCAATCGGCTGACGCTGGGTCCCCAATAAGGCCAGCGTCTCTTTTAGGAGGCACTTATGAGAGTGAGACTTCTCGTGGACACTCAAACACCAGCGAGCGGCTTTGTTCATGTCGGAGACGTGATTGACGTTGAAGAAAAAATTGCGCAGCGCTGGTTGGACTATCACATTGCGGTCTTCGCTAATTCGGAAACTGAAGAAGTTCCGAATGCAGAACCCGAAGAAGTGAAGAAACCTCCAGTTTTGAAAAAGAAGAAAGGGAAATGAACGCATACCTCACCGTTGCTGAAGCTACCACATACTTTGCCACTCGGCTCTTTACCGACAAGTGGAAAGACGCATCTTCAGCGGAGAAAACTGCTGCACTGACCATGGCGCAGCAAGCCGTGGATGCACAGCCGTATATCGGTATCAGGGCATCTGCTGTGCTGGCGCCGGGCTACGGGTATTCGGCCACGAATCAGAATGCTTTCCCGAGATATTACGAAGTGCGGAGAAACCCGTTCTACGGGACATCTCCCGCGTTTGAGGTAGTCCCGGTTACCGACCTCATCGTTCCGCAGTGCGTTCTGGATGCCGTTTGTGAAGAGGCGTTAGCGTTGCTTCAATTTGGAGACAGTGAGCGTGTTCGTCTTCAGGGGCAGGGCGTGACCAGCGCTTCTCGCGGGGATCTCCATGAAACCTACGCGGCTCGACAGGGGCTTCTCAGCCCTCGCGCTCGTGAATTGCTGCGCCCTTGGGTGATGGGCGTGGTCCCGCTGACAACGTAAATGACTTTCACCGTTACCGTCGATCCGAATAACGCTTTTCATTATGCGATGGCGCAGTACGTGGCGCTCTTGCCATCCGACATTGAATCAGCACTGGTTGCTGGGGCAAGCTTGATTGCCGGGGCAGCGCGGGCAAACATGGCGGCAAACGGCAACGGGGATACGGGCAAACTGAGCGCGTCTATCGGGACGCTGAGCAAGCAGGCGGACCCGTCACGGGTGACGGTGACTCTTGGTCCTTCCTTAACAGAAATGCACCCGGCGAGGTTCAATCCAGTCAAGACATTTAATCAAATCGGCTCGTACCTAGAATTCGGTACCGGTCCTGGCGGTCCGTGGTCGTGGAGTGGTGTGACAGAGAAGTGGGCGGGCTTTCACTCTGGTTGGACCGGCAACGCTGCGCATCCGTTCATGGTTCCTGCAAAGGATGCTATGGCATCGGCAGTTGTTGATCTCGTGAAGAGTGCCGTGTCGAGGAGGTGGTAAATGACTGTTCTCGAAATCCTCGTAGAAGCGATATCGGACGTCATTGTTCCCAAAGATGCGACCTCGATCTCGCCCGACATGCCCGTAGCCTACCTGTTCGTTCTCAGTTCTGCGCCCAAGAAGTACGGCTACGAGACGACGCTTCAATTGGCGGTTGGAGATAAGACGAAAGAAAAGATGGAAGACCTGTATGACGACATTTATGCGGCAATCAGTACGAAGGTGACGGCATCCGATAGTACGGTTTTGCCGCTCATTGTTTGGGACCATGGGCAGTCCACGTTGATGCTCGACGACTCATGGGGCCGACGTTCGACCCTGAGAGTAACACACTGGGATATGGAGGCATAGCATGGCAGCGACAAGTTTGACCGTTCAAGCATTTGTGGCAAGCGTTCCACAAAAGTACACAGGTGAGGCTTTGGTGGCTGACATGGCACTGACGATGAACAACTCATCAGACATCATCCTCCAGGTGTACAACGCACACGCGACAGACCCCATCGTAGTCACGCTCGTTGGCGAGGGCGTTTGCGAATTCGGGTCCACGCACAATCTTGTGCAGTCCATTCCTGCGACGGAAACGTGGATATTTCCTCCGCTTTCTCCACAGCGGTTTCAAGACGAGACGGCAAAGACCGTTGAGATCACTACGACCGGTACGTTGACGAACTGCAAAATCAAAGCAATGAAGTTGCGGTAAAGGAGGGTACTATGGCAGCGAAGATTTTTTCAATCACGACTGGCAGCGCCGTAGGCGCCATCACTGGCATCGTCGTTGGCGATGCGACGTTGGACGGGAAAGCGGGTAGCGTCAAGGAACTTGTTGGCAACCCTGGAACTGGGATTGAGGATACGCGCATTGGCGAAGCTACGACGCAGACGCTTTCCTGTAACTTTGCGCTTGCTGCGGGGGATGCGACGGATATTCAGGCATTGGCGTTTGATGGGACAACGACGGTAACGGTAACTGCCGGAACGCTGACGCTTGCTGGGTATCTGACACATTGGGAAGTCAAGTTCGTAAAAGATGATTGGGCCGTTGGTTCTTGCTCGGTCGTAAAAGAAGGAGCATAGCATGGCGACAGATAGACTCTTTGGTATTGGCTCCGTTACCTGTGCTCAGATCACAGGGGTTATCGTTGGCGACGTGACAATCACAGGCGACATCGGGGAAATTAAGAAACTCACTGGCAATCCATTTACCACGATCGTTGAAACAAGGATGGGAACACCGTACGTCCGCAAGATGACGCTGACGGGCGCGTATGAGTCGCACACATTGACACAGGCATTGCTTGGCACAGAGGTGACGCTGACCGTTCCGTCCGATACGACGAACCACGCAATGAGTGGCACCGATGGTCCAGCAGACACTCTTACGCTCACGGGTATATGCACCGAGTGGAGCGTGAAGGTGGATAAGTCGGATTGGAGCGTGGCTTCAATTTCCGTAGAGAAAAAGGGAGCGTGAACATATGAAGTATAGCTTACTAGCACAATTCGAGAAGCTGTTTCATCGCACGGCGTTCAAGGCTGTGGAAGACATGATCTCCATGACTGCCGATGAGCAACGCTGGTTCATCTGGGCCTACCGCGTGAAGACTGATCCTAGCCTTCTTCTGCCCACGGCAGTTGAAGAGTGGACCAGCAAGGAGATGGGAGAAGCTGTCGGAGATTTTTTCGGCGTAGCAACACCCTCGACCCCCTCTTAGCCAACGTCTACCGAGTCTTCGGGCAGCTAGGGTGGAAAAAAGAAGAGATCGACAACTCTGATTTCTGGGAGCTGATTGACATTATGGAGTCCGGCAAAGAAAAGGGTCCCGTACCTCTTGACCAGTTGAATGTGGAGAACACTGACTTCGATGCAATAAAGAAAGAGATGCAGGAGAGTGGGCAATGGCCGACCAGCAGCTAATTATACAACTTCAAGCGCAGATGGGAGATGTTCTTTCCCAGTTTGACGCTATCTCCGCTGCGGCAACTGCAATGGGCGGGAACATTCAGCAGCAAATGACCGCTGCGGCGAATGCGTCGTCGTCTGCGTGGAGCGCGGCAGTTGCCAGCGTCCAGGCGCAAGGCAACCCCATCATTATGAACAATGATGTCTTTGCTACGGTTGGCGCGTCTGTGCAAGCATCTGGCACTGCTGCAACCGCTGCGATGGCGAAGGCGAGTACTGCTGTCAAAGCCGTTGTTCCCCCCGTCAACGCCCTTGGTAATGCGTTTAAGGTGGCGCTTGGCGTGGTGGGCATTGCTTCTATAACGCAGATCACAATGAAACTCAAACAGTTTGCCACTGAGGCGGTTACGGATTTTACAAAAGCCGATGCTGCGGCAAAAGAGTTTCAGAACGTTCTTGTCCAACGTGGTTTGACAAAGCCCGAAGCTCTACAGACATCTAATTTGGTCGGTGGTTTGGCGGGAAACGTTGGCATTGAGCCGGAGCAAATAGAGCAGGGGATAACGAGTTTGACGGTAAAGCTGAACGGAGGAAAGAACGCTGCCGCTGGGTTCAACGTAGCACTGGATTCAATGCGGGTTCTTGGTGGAACGTTTGCCACCGCCGTACAACGAGTGGCTATTGCCGCAGAAGGTTCGCTCAAGTCCTTGCGTCAGTTCGGTATAACGACAAACAAGGACGTCAACGGCAACCTGAAGACGATGAGCCAGCTTTTGAAAGAGATGGCAGCGAACATGAGGGGTGGCTTGTCGACATACTTGCAAACGCCGCTCGGCATGATCGACCGCATGAAGGTCAGCTTGCAGGAGTTGAAGGAAAGCATCGGTGGCGCATTAATAAATATTTTCGCGCCCGCCGCGCAGTTCACGAGAGGGTTCGCAGATGCGCTCGTAGCGATGATGGCAACATCAAATTCCGCAGTTCCCGCACTTAATCAACTCGCGATTGCGGGTGCGCGGGTTGCAAAGTGGTTCTACGATGCGGCGATGAACGTGAAGATGTTCGCCATCAGTACGTTCATCCCGATCAATGCTCACGATAGGCAGGTCAAAGAGGACACGTTTCAGCAGTTGTTCAACGCGAAACAGGATGCAGACAACGCTGCGAATGCGGTCATCGAAAACCTCACAACGTCGACCCCGCAAACCGATGTGACGGATTATCTTAAAAAAATAGACGAGTTATTGGCGAAGACAACGGTTGATACTACCGCTGCTGGAGTGGCGGCAAAGAAGACTGCTGCTGCATGGGAGGCGGCATTTGCTCCTTT